TTTTAATTATTTGTGTATCTACCGTTCCATATTTTCTATGTACGTTTCTTAAATAATTCTCTGCATAATCAATTTGTTCTTGATTATTAGAATATAAATAAGTTTTTAATTGTTTATTAATTTTTGTTATTTTTGTTATTTTTTGTTTTTTTTTTAATTTAGTGCATATTTACCAAAGTTTGGTCTGCTCAATATTGAATAGGCAGCATATCTACAACTATCTATTGTATGATCGTTTTTACCATCGGGAATATTTGTAAGTAAACCACTTTTATCCTCTTTCCATTTATAATTTCTAAATTCAGATATCGTATTTGTTGAGGTGTTTAATATATGTATTTTATATCTTTTTAATAAATCAATACCTGCATTTATACTATCCTTACCTTTTATGCTTGGAAATATATTATGACCCATTTTACGCAACTCACTAATTAGTCTTGGCTCGGCACTATCTGCATATATAATACCTTTGATTTGTTCATCTTTTAAAAATTGATTAATATCATTAGTTGTCATTTGTGTTCTATATAAATGCTCTTTAATATACATATTATGATTATCTATATATACCGAAACCAATACTGTAGGATCATTTGTATAGCCAAAATCCATTCCATAAGATATTAATTGCGCTTGTATAGGTATTTTTTTAACCTCAACGTAATTAAATATGATACTTTTACTCGCTGCTCTTTCACCTAATCCATATATTTGCCAATATTGTTCATCTGTATCTTTTAATAATTCTATTTCTTTACGTATGCTATCTTCTATAAATGGATTATCCAAATAGGTAGTTTTAAAAAAATCACAATCATTTCTTGGAATTAATTTATCGTATATCCAATGATATTCATCTGATGGATTAAAGTCAAGTATTACTCTCTCTTGTGTTCTAAAAAGTAATTGTTGCATATCTTCATAATACAATTCGTTGCCCTCATTTACAAATAATAAATCTCTTTTACGTCCTCTAATCTTTTGTGGTTGATCAAGTGAAATAAACTCTACAAGGTTTCCAAATAAATGATATTCTGAATTTGATTTATTATGATATATTTCTGAATATATATTGTGATTATGTAATATAGACATAAAATCTCTCATTACAGTTGCACGTAAACTTGGAAAAGATTTACGACATATGGTGATCACCTTATTGGTATTATTTGTACAATATTTAAATATTATCCATAAAATAATATTATACGTTTTACCACTTCTTGTTCCACCTTGTTCTACTATTATTTTTTTATTACTATTAGATAGGTGTTTATATACCTTATTAGTTTGTATCTTCTGTTTTATCAATTATTTCTATTTGAAAATTAGTAGGCATACCATCAGCACCTGTTACTTCTTGTCTTTCAATATATCCTCTTTTTTTGCCTTTTGTGGCTAAATAAAATTTTATTAATTGTGTGTTGCCTTTTTCTATTTGTTTAAACATTTTGCTTTCAACATAATCCAAAGCAATATTACTTACATCATTTATTTTGTTTCTAAAATCTTCATCTTTATTATAATATTCATAAAAGGTTGATCTATGTATACCTACATTTTTACAAGCAGTAGTTATTACGCCCATAGATTTTTCTAATGCATTGATTAAATTTAGCTTAGTCTGTCGGATTTTGTCTGATTTACTCATAATATACTTTTTGAAATTTATCTAAATTTATATTATAATCATAACCCATTTCATTTAATATTGATTTTAATTTTTTATTTGGAAAACTTTGTGAAGCATATCCTAATGAGAATATAAAATTTTTAAATACAGTTAAATTAATTTCATTATATTTAGATAAATATTTTTTTATTTCAATTTTTGTTTTTTGTTTTTTTATTTTATCAAAATATGTTTTTTTAGATGAACATAATTTTGTAAATAATTTATCTATTGTTTGACTATGATTTTTTAATGTTAATTTATTTTTAGTTTTATAATTATATTTTTTAATATTATTTTGTATTAATTGTCTTAACATATTTAATTGTTCATCGGTATTATTAAATAAATAAGGATATTCTTTGCCTACTAATTCTGGAAATGTACATCTATTTGGTAATACAGTTATTTGTTCATTCATAATACTTTCAGCTATACTTATACAATATGTTTCGTGTCTGCTATTAATTGTATTACAATGACATTTAGATAATTCTTTCAAATAATCATTATGTTTAGTAAAAGATTTAACAATACAATATGGTTTTTTATTTATGGTATTTATATTATCTTTATCTCCTGCTGTTAATATAACTTGAAAATCTAATCCCTCATTCCATAATTGATCAAAAATGTCAAATGTAATTTGCCAATTTTTATAACCATCTAATCTGTGATTATATATAAAAGTAAATTTATCATATTTATTTATACTTTTTATTTCATTAGTATAACCACCTAAATTTATAACACTTTTTTCTTTTAATAATTTTATTTTATCTTTATTTAAAATATCTTTTGCTTCTTCCATTAACATATTATAACAATATTCCGTATGGAAAAAATTTAAATCTGTACCTAAACTTCCTATAATTTGATCATATAAAATATGAGTACAAGGTAAATAATTTGTTAATTTTTCCAAACTCCTATGTATTACATAATGATGATAATTAAAAACTTTATATCTGCTATCATCTAACAAAGTGTCTTGAAAATATCTAAAATGATGTCCTTGTTCTACAACATTATTCCAAACAATATCAAAGGCATATTTTTTAAATATTTCTCTAAATATATTTGAATTAAAATGTATTACTTGATGTTTTTTACTTCTTGGCATTGGAATTTTTAATATTTTTACCAAAGAATTTATATCATCTTTTATATATTTTCTATTTGAGTCAATTAATAAAAAAAAATTATATTTTTTTGTTTTTATTAGTTCATTACATAATTGTTTAATAATAATATAATTACTATCTGCATTTAAATTATTTACAGACAACATTGGATATATTAATACATTTAATTTTGGATTTTGCATATAATATTTGGATATTTTTTAATAAAATTTTGAAAATCTATTTCCATTTTTTCATATTCATAATAAGGCATAGATAAATTTATTATAACTTGATTATGTTCATTAACAATATTATCTTCTATAATTTCTCCCTCATCATAATTTTCTTCTAATTCTAAAACATCTAATCCCCATTCGCTTAATAATTGAGTATTCCATTCATTTGCTAAAATATCCCAATCCCATTGTCCAAAACCTACATTATCTTTTATTATAAATTCTTGTTTTTGTTGTTCGGTTAAATTTTTAGCTTTTACAATATAAACTTCTTTTATATTTAAATCTTTACAAGCCTTATAACGCATATTTCCACCAAGTATAATATTATTTTCATCTACAACTATTGGTCGTAGTTTTAACATTTCGGGAAACTCTTTTAAAGATTTTTTAAGTTTTACAAATTTATTATCCTTTATTATTCTTGGATTAATTTTATTTGATTTTATTGCGCCAATTTTAATTTTTTCTATCATATATATAACGTATTTAATATTTAATTTTTAGAAGTCTAATGTGAATGTAACAAAAAACAAAAATAAGTTAATTGTTCTATAATTAAATTTATCTGTTGGTTGTAAAAATTCCCAACCTACCATAAATCTATCGTGTGGGTAATGTAAAGATATTTCAAGTTGCCAATCCATTATCGTAATGTACCTCTTGAATTTTCTACGGTTGGCTCTCCTATAATAATATCAAAAACTTCTTTGCGTTGTGCATCTTTACGTTTCCATTCAAAAGATTTTAATACAAGTGCTGCTCTTTCATCATATATTTTTTTATCTTGATCAGATAATGTTCTATATATATTTTCATTTTCTGTTAAATTAATAACATTATTTACAGGTATTTTAACAGCTAATAAATCATTATATTTTTCTTTCAATTTATTATATTGTTGTATATTTTTATATTCATTATTCACTTTTTTACCTAAAATATTTATTTTGTATTGATTATAGATATAAACAAAATTTTTTATATCCATAAATTCATTAAATAAATTTTTCCTTGCGTGTAATACTGTTGCGTGGTCTCTATTGACAATTTTTCCAATTTGTGATAATGTGTATTTTGTGGTATCTGATGCTATTTTAAAATATAATGTTCTATATTTTACTGTTTCAGCATCTCTTAACTTTGTACTTATATCATATCCTGCATATTTTTCTACAAAGTTTTTTATTCTTTTTAATTCTATTTCGTATTTCATTAATTTGTTCTTAATTTTAATAAATTATAACATTCTGTATATTTTTGTCTTGCTTTTCCTTTATATTGTTCTTTAAATAATTGATATAATTTTTTTGTATATTGATATTTAGTAAAACAATTTGCAAAATATTTTTCTGCAAATTTAATTCCTTTGCCTTTAAAATATTGTACATTGTCTGCGCCATCACCTACAATACATTGTGCATAAAAATTAAACATAGCTTCATCTTCTGATATATCATAAATACATTGATGTTTATAATGATAATTGTAAATAAGTGCAGGAAATTGCTTGTAATCCTTGTCTATTGAAACAATCATTACTTCATCTCTACCAATATCTTGGCTAATTTGATACCAATACCTTGCAACCATATCATCGGTTTCAACTCCATAACCTCTAATACTATCGTAATAATCAATAACATATTGATGCATTTCGTATAATAATGGTGGTAATTCCTGTTTTTTTCTATTCGCTTTATAATTATTAGTAATTAATTTTCTAAAATTACCTCTTGATCCACTAAAACATAAAACTTGATCAATAGTATATTTTTCCTCCAAATCATTTACAATACACATATATTGTTCATCAAACTTGTTTCTTGCATCTTTTATATCTGTATAATATTTCTCATCATCTGGGAATTGCCTTTTTCTATAACAAGAAGCAAATACCAAACTGTCTGCATCTACTAATAATATCATAATTCTTCTAATGTGCTTTTAATTCTTTCAAGTGTATTTTTATCACTTATTTTTTTTTGTTCAACGCATAGCCTAATTATGCTTGGCAAATCATTGTATAATGTTTCTACATTAAATACTAATTGTTTATCATAATCTCCATCGTCATAAAGTAAATGTAATTCTCCATTTTCTGCATATAATGTATGCGTTTCGTGTATGTAAGTTGTTTTGTTTTCCATTGTTATTGTTTTACTGTTAGTTTTAAATAATTTTTGTTTTTAGCAGGTTTTACTTGATAGGTAATGGTAATATCTGTAATTTCATTATCCTGCTCTGTAAAATGTTCTATTTGTTTTTTTAACCCATTCCAAATTGCATCGCTAACTTTCATTATTTTCTATTTATTCTTTCATAACATTCATCAATAGTATCATACTTTGTTTGTATAATATCCCTTTCAATTTCTAATTGTAAAAGTTCAAGTTGATGTAATATGTGCTTGTTTACTGATTTGTGCAATTTTTCTTTTTTACTAAAAAAATCAATTAAGTTGTTTAGTGTTTTTGTGTGTAACATTTGTTTTATTTTAATTTGTTATAAATGATAACACAATATAATAAAAAAATGGTTATTAAAAAAATTATTAACATTATTTATTTAAATTAATTTGTATAGCGTCTTTTTCTTTAAGCAAATACACATCTTTATTAATTCTTTTTTTTGTCCACATTGTAGTATCGGGACAATATTTTTTTACAACTTTTGGCATTTCCAATGTATTTAGATAATACATAAAATTACCTTTTGGATCATTTATTAAATATATTTTTATTATATCTTTATTTATTTTGATCAAAGCATCGTATTTATCTTTTTCTAACATTTTGGTTTCATAGTATGTTTTTCTAAATTTCATTTCTATAACACAATCAAAACCTTTAGGCGTTTTGCCTTTAGCATCGTAACGTTCCATACCCTCGCCACTCCATTCTAATTCCCACCCCTCTAAATTTAAAAGCACTACCATAGCTTTTTCAAGCTGATGTATTTTATTTAATACCATTATTCCATAT